ACTAATGCTGGTAATATTACTTTAAGCAATGGCGCAAATGGTGCAATTACTTTAACTCCAAATGGAACTGGAGTTGTAGATGTTGCAGGTTCAATGAACCCATCTGTGTCTTCGACAGGCAAAGCATTGGTAATGGGATTTTAATAGGAGGAAAATATGGCAAGTGAAATAATGACACGTAAAGTGGTCGCAGGAATGACGAATGTTGAAAACCCTTTGTTAACAGCAGCAGCAGGACACACTTATACGATACTTAATATATCGTTCTGTGAAACAGGTGGGGCAGATGAAACTTTTGATCTTTATCTTGATCCATTAGGTGGTAGTGCTGATACTTATATTTATAAAGCACAAGCATTAGCTACAAACGCAACTTTTGAGCATACTACAAGATTGAGTATGCTAGCCACAGACGTACTTTATGGTATAACAGCTAGTTCTGCTAATGTTGATGTTGTGATTACTTTTTTAGATCAAACCTTATAGGAGATAAAAATTTATGAGTGGACCAGTAGGAGATAATCCATATAGAGCTTCAGGAGTAGTTGCGGCTGCGGTCGCTGGAAGAACTGGAACAGTAAATTGGGATACAACAATTTATGTTACAGGAGATTCTCCTGTTACAGGAGAAAATGGAAAGGGATATTTTTTAAATACAACGTGTGGTGCCATTACGGTAACTTTACCTAGTGGACCAAGTGCTGGCGATATTGTTTCTATTAAAGATTATGCAGACACTTTTGATTCTAACAGTCTTACTTTATGTAGAAATGGATCAAAAATATCAGGAGGTTGTGACAATGCACTTGTTAATACAGAAGGTTCATCACTTTCAATGATTTATGCTGATGCCACAAGAGGTTGGATAAACATTCAAACAGATACAACTGTAGAAGCATCAGAATTTATAACAGCATCAGGTGGTACACCAAGCACTTGTGGTGATTTCAAAATTCATACTTTTACTGGTGATGGATGTTTTGCAGTAACAGCAGGAACATCAGCTCCTAACAATGAAGTTTCTTATCTGGTAATTGCTGGAGGGGGAGGATCTGGTATACAACAAGCTGGTGGTGGCGGCGCTGGTGGTTTTAGAGAAGATAAAGCAAGCAATGATCCTTACACAGCATCACCATTAGATGGTGCTGGAACTATCAACGTTACATCACAAACTTATCCAATAGCAGTGGGTGCTGGAGGAGCAGGCGGAACACCAGGTGCTCCAGCACAGGCACCAGGATCAGTCTCAACTTTTTCAACAATAACTTCAGCAGGTGGTGGTAATGGTGCACCCGTAGGACCTTATCCAGGTGGAGCACCTGGCGGTTCAGGTGGAGGAGCAGGTGAAGGTCAAGGTACTCCTGGTAGCACTGGTAATCAACCTCCCACATCGCCTGCACAAGGTACGCCTGGTGGTAATGGAAATACAGGTTCAGGATCTGGTGGTGGCGGCGGTGGAGCTGTTGGTGTTGGTGGTAACGCTTCCCATCCAGGTGGTTATGGAGGCCCTGGAGGTGCTGGTACGACAACAAGTATTTCAGGTTCTTCTGTAGCTAGAGGTGGTGGCGGAGGCGGAGGAGGTTATCCTTCAGTTAATGGACCTGGTGGATCAGCTGGACCTGGTGGTGGAGGAGCAGCAGGAAATGGAACTAGTCCTGGAGCTGGAACAGGTGGAACAGCAGGCACAGTTAATACTGGTGGCGGCGGTGGTTCTGGTGCAGGCGATCCTAGTGGAGTTAGTGGAGGAGCTGGTGGTTCAGGTACAGTAATTATAAGGTACAGATATCAATAATGATATGGCACATTACGCAAAATTAGGAATCAATAGTAAAGTTATTGCAGTTCATGTTGTAAATGACAGTGACTGTTTGAATGCTGATGGTGTTGAAGATGAAGAAATAGGTAGACAGTTTTTGGAAAGAATCCACAACTGGCCCCTTTGGAAAAAAACATCTTATAATACAGCAGCGAATACACATTCTTCAGGAGATAACTCTAAAGTAGTAAGAGGTAATTATGCGGGTATTGGGATGATTTACGATGAAGATAATGATCTGTTTCTTTCTAAAAAACCTTATTCGAGTTGGGTTCTTAATACTTCAGAAGCAAGATGGCAGTCTCCAATAGGAGATTCACCTGATTTAGGAGCAGAAACAGGGACTCATATTTACGAGTGGAATGAGTCTTCAGGGGCTTGGGACAAAAAAGCTAAATAAGTAAACAATCTTGACATTGCTGGGAAATTTAACTACCTATCTTATAGGTATGCACAAGAAAGTATTATCTGAAATAGATTTATATTATGGCGAGATTAAAACGCCTAAAGGATTTGAAATTAAAAGAGATATTATTAAAAATAGTATCTTAGATTCTTTCATTAAAGAAAAAAGAATTAGCGAAAATATTAAAGATTATTCTTATGTGGATTATCAATTAGAATGTTCTCAAGCTCATCAATGGTTACAGGATTATGTCAGAGATCATTTCAAAGTTGAATATGATAAAACATTAATTCCTAAATTACACTGGGGAAATGTTTATGAATATAATCAAAAGTCTTTTTCAAGAAATACAGTTGATCCTGTGGATTTAAGAAATGCTGCAGACTATACCTTTATTTATGGAGTAGATGTGGGAAAAGAATCTACGGGTGTTATTATTGAATATGATGATAATCGAAGAAAAGGAAGAACGTGGCATCTCCCTTTAAATAATAATACTTTTGTGATGTTTCCGAGCACTCAACAATATTTTATTTCTCCTAATACATCTAAACAACTGAAGGTCATCTTAACCACCACTTATGAGTACATTTAAATGAACTTAACAAACTATTATTATTATTGGGCTAATGCTATTCCTCATCGAATTTGTGATATGATTATTCAATATGGAAAATCTATAAAAAAAGCTCAAGCCATTACGGGTGGATTCGGGAGAGATAGAGATTTAAAAGCACAACCTTTAACCAAAACAGAATTAAAAGATTTAAAAAAGAAAAGAGATTCTAATATTTGTTGGTTTAATGATCGTTGGATTTATAAAGAAATACAACCCTATATTCATCAGGCAAATCAAATGGCAGGATGGAATTTTCAATGGGATTGGACAGAGTCGTGTCAGTTTACAATTTATAAAAAAGGTCAATATTATGATTGGCATTGTGATAGTTGGGATAAACCTTATAAAAAAGAAGGTCCAACCAAAGGAAAGATTAGAAAATTATCTAGCACTATTCAATTAACCGATCCTAAAGAATATGAAGGTGGAGAATTAGAGTTTGATTTTAGACAATATGATCCAGATAAAAAAAGAAAAACCCAAATATGTAAAGAAATATCACCTAAAGGTTCTATAGTTGTCTTTCCTAGTTTTGTGTGGCATCGAGTTAAACCCGTAACGAAAGGATTAAGGTATAGTCTAGTCAATTGGAATCTAGGTTATCCATTTAAATAATATGCAAGGAACAAATAATGACAGTAATATAAAATTTAATCAAGCCCAGTATTTTGGAACACCAGTTTGGACTGCTGAAGCCCCTCAGTTCGTAAAGATGATGTTAAAATTAACGGATGGGTATCTAAAAAAAACTCAAAAAACAACGATGAATAAAGCAAATAAAGAAAGAAATAAAAAATATAAAACCAAAGTAGATGATTTTGGTTTATCCAATCATAGTGAATCTTTTAATGGGGATCCTAAAGCTAAAGACTTTGTAGATTTTATTGGAGCAAGAAGTTATGAATTTTTAGATTGGTGTGGTTTTAATATAAGTGATCATAGCCTACATTTTACAGAATGCTGGGCACAAGAATTTAGTAAAAAGGGTGGAGGACATCATGATACCCATGTTCATTGGAATCAGCATGTAACAGGATTTTATTTTTTAAAATGTTCTGAACGAACATCAGTACCCGTTTTACACGATCCCAGACAAGGGGCATCAATGACAAGACTTCCACAAAAAGATCCCAATAAAATTACCTTTGCTAATGAAAGTGTGTATTATAATATTAAACCTGGAACAATGGTTTTAATTCCAGGATATACACCCCATCAATATCCAGTCGATTATGGATTAGATCCGTTTAGATTTATTCATTGGAACATACAAGCGGTCCCTATGAGTATTTCTAAAAAAAGATCAATGAAAAAAAAGGAGAAGAATGAGCTTCAAAAAAAATAAATATATATTAATTAAAAAAGCAATTAGTTCTGAATTAGCTAAATTTGTGTTTCAATATTTTATGTTAAAAAGAAAAGTAACTAGACGATTTTTTGATGACAGATATATTTCTCAATTTACAGAAGAATGGGGAGTTTGGAATGATGCACAAATTAAAAATACTTATGCTCATTATGCGGATATAGCAATGGAAACTCTTTTGACTTGGGTACAACCAGCTATGGAAAAACACACAGGATTAAAATTATCTCCAACATATTCATATGCAAGAATTTATAAAAAGGGAGATATTTTACACCGCCATAAAGATAGATTTAGTTGTGAGATCTCTACAACATTAAATCTTGGTGGAGATAAATGGTCGATATATTTAAGCCCAAATGAAAATGTAGGAAAACCCAATGGTAAAAAAATTACACTACAAAGTAATGCTAAAGGAGTGAAAGTAGATTTAAAACCAGGAGATATGCTTGTTTATAAAGGTATGGAATTAGAACATTGGAGAGAAGAATTTCAAGGAGAAGATTATGCTCAGGTATTTCTCCATTATAATCGACAAGATGGAAAAGGAGCAACAGAAAATAAATATGATGGGAGAGCTTTTTTAGGACTTCCTTCTTCGTTTAAGAAATGATATAGCTTTACGATGGAGACAATGAATCCACCACATACCTCATTGTCTCCTTCATAAGGCTATATTATATGTTAGGATTTTCAGCATTCGCAGAGACAGCTTTTGGAGCTACGGTAGCGCATGCAGGGGTTACAGTTCTGGTTACTGGAAGCGGAGTTGCCGTTTCACAGGGCACACCTACGTATGCTATTGGAGCAACAGTTGTTGTTACAGGTAGTGGAGTTACTGTTTCTATGGGAACGGTTACCTTCACCATCAGTGGATCGGTGTCACCAACAGGAAGTGGATTAACAATTTCTACTGGCGCAGCCGACGTGAATGTGATAACGTGGAATGCAATTGATCCAGGTGCAACTCAAACCTGGACTAATATAGACCCATTATAGGAGAATTATGGCATCAACATATACAACAAATTTACAGTTAGAAAAAGTAACCACAGGTGAAAAAGCTGGGTTATGGGGAACCGTAACTAATACTAATTTAGAAATTTTAGAACAAGCTTCGAGTGGATATTTATCGGTCGATGTAGCTTCAGGCGATGTCACATTAGACTTAAATGATGGAGCCACTTCTAATGGTAAAAATCTATTTTTTGTT